GGGCAGTCTGCGGTTGTGACGCGCGACGTGCGGCGCTGTGTGGCGCTCTAACCGCAGGCGACGGGGGATGTGCCGCCTGCGGCCAGAGTGCTGATCGCTACGAAGCGCCGAGCCAGAGGACGACGGCCAACGCGGCCCACAGACCAATGATGACCCACACGTCAAGTTCGCTCATCGGCGCCGCTCCTCACGCAAGACGTTGACGATCAACGCCACACACATCGCACCGAACACGAACACGCCCGCGACGGACGGAATCGGTTCCACCCCATCGCTCTCCAGCCCGCCGCCGCTCGCGACCATCGCCAGCCACAGCGCACCGATTATGGTGATCTTGACCCGACGCCAGCGTTGGCGGTTTACGACGCGAATCGTCATGACGCCTTCGCCTTGTCCGCCGAGCGGTCGGCCTTCGGGTCACGAATCTCGTATACGCCCCGCTGGATGCGACGGAACACGTCGGGGCGGTCACGAACCGCTTTGCGCACCAGCGCCTCGGGAGCGTTGACCGCTGCCGCGATGTCGGGCACTTCGTACCGCTGATGCAGCCGACTCGCGTGGCTTGCCCACACGTAGATGGCCTCAAACCCGTCGGACGGCACGTTGCTGAGGAACTCGGTGTGGTAGTCGCGGTAGGCCGCATATCCGCCTTCGCCTCCGTACAACTGCAGCGAGCCGTCCGTGTTCCATTTGACGAACTTGAACTTCGCCTTCGGAAGCCCGCGGTGGTAGATCGGAACGTCCAGCGCGATGTCCACGTCGGGCATGATCCGCATCATCGGCTCGCCGCCGCGTTCGGTGTCCACGAGGAACACGGGCGGACGCACGACGAGTGGTGATTCGTCAGGCATCGGCCCGATTCGCTCCGCGTGCCGCAGGGCGGCTCGGCGCGCGACCGATCCGTTCGCGTACAACAGTTCGCGCGCGACCTGCGCCCACGTCTTTCCAGACTGGTGCGCCTCCCACGCTCGCTGGTCAGTTTCTCGGGTGTTCATGAATGGCCTCCTCGGTTGATGGTCCTCAAACTGTACAGGAAGGCTAAACCGTAGTCAAGCACCCTAAAAGGGGCACTTAACCGCCAGACTGTTGACAACGGCCATCGGAGCCCGTATGGTGATCCCATGCACCGCCCACCCGACGACATTGAGACGGAGGCGCGCACAATCATGACCGACGCCTACTACCCGACGGTGGTCGTTGTGCCAACTCACGGCGGAATCGCCGTAGTCGGACCGTTCCTTGACGCCACCGCCGCTTGGGTCTGGATTGACCACTACGCGGAATTCCTCCCCGATAACTGCACCTCCGTGACGCCCCTCCCACCCGACGAGGCCGTGGACGCGATGCTGAATCAAGACCTCCTGTAGGTACTTGCTATCGCGCGGCCGTTCGCGTACGGTGTCCGCTACCCCACTAAAGGAGACCCATGCCCAATACCCAAACACGCCCCTGCCCACGCTGCCGCGAACCGCTGGACCGTTACCCAGCCCTGTCGCGAGTGGATAACAAAACCGCCATCTGCAGCCCGTGCGGCACCCACGAAGCGATTCAGTGCTTCAAACGCGGCTCAGCCACACCGATAACCGATTGGCCGCTCGGTGGTGAAACCGTGGAAGATGAAAGCAAATGCCACAACAACACGTGCTGGGCGATCGCCCTAGACGGCATGGGCGGCTACTGCGCCGACTGCTGCTACATGGCGGTGGACTAACCCATGACGATGACCCCAGACCCCGTGTTTTGCACAGTGCTCGCCGACGTGGATGGTTTCACGCGCTGGGTGGTGCGCATCAACAACCACGACACGAAGCAGCACGCGGTGGATTTGCTGATCGTCCTTCAACCAGACGGCAACGTCCACGTCGCCACCCGCCCACCTCACGCTTCGGGCGTTTCGTGGTCGCCTCCGATAGACGCTCAACGCCGCTAGTCCGCCTGCGGTATGCTCGCAGAGTGGCCGACAACTCTCTCCCCTACACCCCGATGCAGGTCGCCGCCACAGCGTTGCACGAACTATTTTCTACCCTTATCACGGTTGGCTTCACGGAGCAGCAGGCGCTAGTGCTGATCGGCGCCCTCGTTGAGAGGACAGCCAATGCCGACAATTGATCCGAACCTCGCGAACGTTCTCGGCACCCTCAAACTGCGCGACCGCATTGAGGTCCAGTGGATAGACGCACACGACATAGATATGCGCGGCTGGTTCAACCTTCCCGAAATCACGGACGCTGAGGTGATCTGCCGCGTGCGCACTGTCGGCTACTTTCTGTGTCAACGGCAAGGTTTCGTCGTCATTTGCAGCGACGCACAAACACCGACCGATAACCTTAGCGACGAATTCCACACGGCGTCGGCCGTCCCCATCGGCTGCATAGAGTCGGTCAGGGTCTTCGCCGATGAGTAAAACCGACAAGACGGACGGCTACGACTTTCAGGAACTCGGCTCGTCGGGACTGCGACGCACCGCAGGGTTCATCAACGACGACATCACGCCCGAACTTGTCGGGTTGCGCGGCGCGCGCGTCTACCGCGAAATGTCCGACAATGATCCCGTCATCGGTGCGATGCTCTACGCGATTGAGCGGCTCATCATCCAAATAGATTGGCGAGTGGAACCATTCAAAGATGACGACGACACATCCCTCAAGAAAGACGATGACACCGCCAAATTTGTGGAGTCATGCCTCTACGACATGTCGGACTCGTGGGAATCCACTCTCTCCAACATCCTCACGTTCCTGCCGTACGGATACGCGTTCTGCGAACTGGTCTACAAACGCCGTCTGGGCCGCGACCAAGAGGACCCATCCAAACGTTCGCAGTACGATGACGGCAAAATCGGCTGGCGCAAGATCCCGCTCCGCGCTCAAGAAACGACATGGGAATGGATTCTGGACAAAAAGGGTGGGATCCGCGGACTGATCCAAATGGACCCCTATGCGGGTCCGCTTGCGCCGATCCCAATTGAGAAGGCTTTGCTGTTCCGCGCATCCTCCGCCCGCAACAACCCCGAGGGTCGCAGCGTTTTACGAAACGCGTACCGTTCGTGGCGATTCAAAAAGACTATTGAAGAGATTGAGGCCGTCGGCATGGAGCGCGACTTGGCAGGTATGCCCGTCGCCTACGTACCGCCGTCAATGTTGTCTTCCACCGCAACAAGTGCTGAAGTGGTCGCACGGGGCGCCATTGAGAGTCTGGTCCGCGGCATTAAACGGAACGAAAACGAAGGAATCCTGTTCCCGCTCGCCTACGACTCCGAAGGGCGCGAAACGTACAAACTGACACTCCTGAACGCTGGCGGCAACCGACAGTTTGACACCGACAAAATCATTTCGCGCTACGACCAACGCATTTCCATGACTGTCCTCGCAGACTTCATCCTTCTCGGCCACGACAATGTCGGCTCGTTCGCGTTAGGCGCATCCAAAATTGACCTGTTCACGACGGCCATCGGCCAAATAGCGCAAACCATCGCCGAAACCTTCAACCAACACGCGATCCCCCGTCTGCTGAAACTGAACGGAATGGACACAACCCGCCTACCTGAGTTGACGTTCGGCGAAATCACGCACGTGGACCTCACCCTCCTCGCGGACTTCATTCAGAAGGCGTCGGCCTCGGGCGCCCTCCAAATTGATGCAGGCATGGACACATATCTGCGTCTCGTGTCGGGTCTCCCAGAACGCGACGAGAACTCTGAGGAGGGCGTGCCGCCAATACCGAACGGCGCCGCCCAACAGCCCCCACCCACACCGCCACCCGCCGAACAACAAGCCACTGAAGCGCCCACAACGCCTGCTTCTGACGGCAAATCGGGCAAAGTAGCGGGATCGGCCCCATCCGATGGCCCTGCGCCGAAGTAGCCACAGGCGTCGCACGCGCCTACGCAAGCAGGACTTTCGCGACGGTCCGTTCGGGTCCGACCTTGAGGTGATCTTCGCTCGCAACCTGCTGGAAGCGATTCGCCGCCTCCGCTTGTCGCTCGCCACCGCCGAGGTGGAGGAGGCCATCCGCCGATCCGTCACTATGGCTGTGCAGGCGTTGGACGAAATCTTTCGCGATGTGGACATCACTCCGCTGGTCAACACGATGACCCAAGAAATCCTTCGCGCGGGCAGCAGTCAGGCCACCGAATATGCGCAGCAGAACCTTATCGGCTACCGATTTGACATCTCCGATGAACGCGCCATCCAGTGGGCGCGGAACCGTGCGGGCGAGTTGATGGCCAACGTTAATGCCGACATTCGCCGCAAAGTCTCTGACGTGACCATGCGCGTCCTTGATGGTGATATCTCGCTTCGGGAGGCAAGGAACGAAATTGCCCGCACTGTCGGACTTCACGATCGCTGGCAGACCGCGGTAGACAACTCATACGAGGCCACCTACGAACGATTGATCGGGGAAGGCTTTGACGCCGACGAAGCCGAAGTCATGGCCCAGCAGGTGGCCGACAACTACGCGCAACGCCTCATTCGCAGCCGTGCGTCTAACATCGCTCGCACCGAAACCGCAACAGCCCAGAATCAAGGCCGCTACCTTCACTGGCAACAACTCGCGGAACGTGGCGTGATAAACCCGAACACAACGGTGAAAGAATGGCGGACCGCACCCGAATTTGTGTCATCCAAGACCGAGGTCTGCCCAATATGTGAACCGATGAACGGCGTAAGAGCCCCAATTTGGGCCGAATTTGACGAGGTTGGGGTGGTCATGCCACCTGCGCACCCGAACTGCCGTTGCCGAGCAGTGCTGATCGTGGAGGATATTGAGGACGTCATAGATTTCGTGGAGCAGCAACGCGAGGCTCTGGGCTACTAGGCTCATCGCATGGCCGACACTCTCATTGCGACACGCGACGGCGACCGACTGTTCGCCACGAAACGCCGCAAAAACGAGTTCGGCGACGACGTGTGGGAGGGTTACGTGCAACTTGAGGACGGCACCCGCTTTGACACCGACAACGTGGAACTCATTCTGCAAAAGGGTTACTGGCTAGAAATCGTGGACTAAACTCTGAGCGTGCCACGCCCATTGATCCTCTTTGACCCGCTAGTGGTGATCAAAGGCGATTATGTTGGGCACCCGTTCCGAGGCAACCAGTGGACCGACGTCTCGGGCGCGCCACGGGCAGCCTCTCGGAGCGCGGCGGCGGCAACCAGCCTCACCGAACGGATCGCACCGTGGGCTCCGCGCATGGTCAACCCGAACGGCCCTGTTTCTGTACTTGGGCAGGTGCTGGAAAAGCAAATCTTGCAAGATGCTTGGCATCAAGCGGGGCAACTTATTGAGAACCCGCGCGTTCTGGAAATCCTTGAAAGATTCGGCGAGCGCAGCGGCCCGTACCCCGCTCTACGGGAATCCGTGGACGCGTGGACATCCTTAAAAGTGGCGAACCCCAACATGTTTGAGATTGACGATGCCGTGGAACGGGCTAGGTACAACCTTACGGGAGACGTCGGTCTTTCAACTGACGAAATGAAGGTTCGCAGCAGTTTAATCGTCGCTCAACTCTTGAAGGCTGGGGTGGTGGCTCAACTTAGTGCTGATATGGAAGAGCAAGGCGTCACCGAAGAAATGGCTGCGGAAGCCATCGGTTTCATTGAGACGCAAACGGTAGCCGACTATTCGGGCCTCCTCGGCACATCTCAACGCGACGTCGCACTGCTGGCGCACATCATTGTCCAACGATGGGCCGTCTCCTCTAACGACGAAGACGCGTTATCGCTCGCTATTCAAGAGATTGCTGCTCGGGGTGGCGGTCTGGGGGAAGGAGTCGCTGTGCAAGCAAATCCTTCGTCAAGCGCAGAATCCTTCGTACCTGCGTCCGCGCTACAAACGCAGTGGGGAACCTCCCGAAAGATGACTGCCGACCTTCAGGCGCGCACCCAACGCATCGCGAACGATCCGACGACAGGGATGGTGATCGCCGCCGCTCTGCAGTCGCAATATGACCGCACTCAGGAATATCTGGCCGCACGCGGCATCATCTCGGTGGAGTTGTACCGCGGTCTAGGCCACAAAGCGCTCGCGGAAGCCCGCGATGCCGCGCTTGATGCTGATCCTGTGGTTGGTAAGGCAAGCCGAGCGTTTAAGGAAGCCGACAAGAATTTGAAGGACTTGCTGCAGCAAGCAAGTGACGCACGGCAGACCTCGGTCCGCCTTAATGAACTGAACGCGGCGGAGGCCGTGCGCGATGATCTAGAAAAAGCATACAAGGAAGCGCAAAGCGGTGTTGCGATCAGGGTGCGGGCAGGAATGCGACCTTTGACTGCGTTCTCCACGGATCCCAAAACCGCTCTGGAGTTCACCGAGAGCACTAATACGACTTTGTGGGCACTTCTGATGCGGGCGTCCGTTGCAGCGCGTCAAATTTATTCCACGCCGCTCACAGGGTCGGGGTGCTTTGGGGAGCAGGAAGCGATCGTCTCGGCGGGTTCGCTGCTGATTGAATACACCGATAGCGCCAACTATCGCGCCGTTTATCCAACCAACACGGGTGGCCGCGGCAAGGCTCGCATCGTGCGCGCGAAGGACGAATAGCCGTGGCAACCTTCAATCTTGACGACACAGCCGAGAATCAGGACTGGACGAAAGCCCGCGAATTTGACCTGCCGTTGGGCGACCGCCAGTTCCTAGAATTCCAACTCGGGTTGAGCAGCAACCCAGTTCAACGCCAACAAAGGCTTATGCAACTCGCCCAGTTGCCGATCGCGAACGATGCGGCACCGAAGTGGCTTCTCGCCGAGTTGGATGCGGCGATGAGGACCGCGATGCTGAAAGGCGACTACGTCGGGCATCCGTTTAGGGGCAACCAGTGGATGGACGAGAGTGGGGTCGGTCGGGGAGGCGCAGGCTCGTCACCCGATCAGGACCGTCAGGCGTACGAGATGCGGCAAGCGGGACAAACGTGGGAAGCGATCGCTGCGTCGCTCGGGTACGCAAACGGTGGGGCGGTACGAAGGTTGGCGGTGCGGCATGAGGAGAGGCTGCGCACTGAAGGTGTCCGTGCTGATCCTCAACCGCTGCCTCCAGAGCCGCGCACGGAGCCGACAAGCCCGCGAACGGGGTACGTGAACGGCTTGCCCCGCCCGTCAAGCGATCAGAACGTCGCCGCACAGGAGGGGCGTCCGCTCGCTGGTTGGGTTAAGTTTAGTCCCGCGATACAGGCCAGACTTGATGCCCGAGACCGATGGGCGGAACGAAACGCGGTGCTGGAGCATGAGGCCGTCGTTATCCGCGACAAGGCCATCAAAACGATGGACGAGGCAGACTCAAAACACCTGCTTCGCTTGGACGGATCATATCTTGTTGGGTGGGCCGCAGAGCGAGACGCAGCATTCGCTCAACGGGTGGAAAATCATCGCGCAGAGTTAAAGAACCATGACGTCAACGTGCTTGTGTCTGATATGCAGGATGAATTGATTGAGGCCGCAGGATTCCGTCCGCGGTCCGAAGCCGAGAAAGCCGAGATTCGTGCGGCCAAATTGGTGTTAGACGATTACAAGTCGCCGAAGGATGAGCGTGCGGCCGCGGAGTCCCGTCTGGCGCGAGAACAGTTAACTTTGACTTATTCGGAGGAAAGCCGTCAGGGCAAGGGCGGCCGATTGGAGCAGACAGATAAGAATTTTAGGGTTTCGGCTTACAGTCGCGAGCGCGACGCGGACCTAGCGAAAGAAGCGTTTAATCGTCAAGTGCTCGTCCGCTACGACATCAAAGGTCTGCTTGATCAGGGCTACACCGAGCAACAGATAGGTGAAATATATGGAACCGCTCGCGGAGTCGCCGCTGACCGCACCTACACGCCGACCTTTCTTGCGGTCACCCGTGGCGGCTCCTTAACGGCCGCCGAGATACTTCCGCAACAACTTGAAGCCGTTGCTGAAATTGAAGGACCGCTCAAGACTTCCAACGTGACGATTACGATGCCACCTCGCGTTCTTGCGCAGGTGCTTAACGATGGCCGCTATAAAACACAATTTGAGACGCGACGCTCAGGCGGCCTGAACGATCCGCAGGCTAGGAGCAAAGAGGAGGCCGAACGATTCGGTTACCCGACGCACATGAAACCTGAGTTTCGTCCCGTGTACGGGATGGTTGAGTTGGGCGGCGTGCAGGCCCCGTCCGAGCGCGATAACCTTCAGTACGGAAGTGCGGTCATTGTGCTGAAACCCGAGACACGCGAACGAACCACCTTCACGACTGGCGACTCGTTGAGTCTTAACCGTCCCAGCGCCCCCGTGATGAATCCCCGCGCCCAACCCGCGGTCGTCGGCATAGACAAAGACACAATTATGCGTGAGTCGGTGTTTCGGGAGGATCCCCGCAAAATTTATCTGGAGGCGCAAATTCACGGAGGAGTTCGCACATCCGACATCGCTTCCGTGATATTTGAAGTCGGTGCAGAAATCGTCGGTACGGGCACCCGCGACGAAGGCCAAATTATCGGTACGACGAAACCTCCGTCGCGGAGCGTGCTCGCCGCTTTGGATAAAGCGGGCATCCCGTACCAGATCATCACGAAGCCCGAGGAGATCGTTCAACCCGTCACTAAATTGGCTAAACGAGGGTTCTTGCCGTGGGTCATGCTGAAAGGCGACTTCGTAGGCCATCCTTTCCGCGGAAATCAATGGTCGGATGCAAGTGGGGCGGCTGCATCAACAACAGGAGCGAGTTCTGCGCCTCCCGACCCCGACCGACTGATAACCGACCGACAAGCGCGAACCATCGCAGCAGGCTTGATGGACAAAATGGATATCGTGGCTGCCGCTGGCGCCGTCATCAAGATTGGTGAACCGACGAGAGAAGTACGCGCCGTCTACAACGATCAACTGGAAACGAAAGCCTCGTCTGCACAACTGCGAACGCGACAACAAAAACTAGTTTTGAACGGAATCAACACGACCGAAGAAGCGCTCAACGATGACGGAACCATCGTGGTGATCACAGACCGAGACAATCAGATAGTTGGCGCAATGTCAATGGACGAAGAACCTGAAAAGGCCTCAATCCTTTTCTCATCAAAGAATTCGTGGCACCCTCTGAGTGACGTCGTTCAACCAAAGCAGAAGTTTATGGAAATGAAAATGGCGGGGTCAACAGGGCAACTAGATGGAGTCGGTTCCACATTGTTCGGGCAGGCCGTTCTTCACGCCAGCCGTCAAGGCTCAGGACTTTATTTGACGCCGCTAAATCAAACTGCGATAGAGTTCTGGGAATCGGTCGGATTTAAGACCGAGGCCGCAGGACAAGAATTCACAACGTATCAATATCTTGACGCTGGTTCGGTGAAAGCCATCGCTGACAATCTTGACGACCCGATGGAAACAAAATGATCCCTTCACTTGACGTGCTTGACGCCGTCTTTGATGATCTCGTGGAAAAGGGCGACTATGTAGGTCACCCGTTCCGCGGCAATCAGTGGACGGATGCTTCAGGTGTGAGTCAGGGAGGTGCAGGATCCGATGTCCGTGCTGATCTTGGTCCGCTGCACCTCCGCGGGGTGGCGACGGTAGAGGAAGCGATCGCACAAGGGCGACCGCTGGCAATGTTGCGTCCAGAAACCTACTCACCGAAGGTGCGCGAGTTGGTGGATGCGAATACGAAGGCGCGAGACCTGCTCGGCCAGATGATGACCGAGGCTGAAGCAGACGGCACGTCAATATTAAGCGACCCGAGGTTTGCGGTTCTGGAGACGATTCTGGTATTGACAGCCGTGGAGGCAGGCCGCCAAATAGCGTTGGAATACGCTCTTTCGCTCGGCTTTGAGACCGTGGCCGACCCGCCCAGAAGCAGTTACGGCACCATCATCTCGGAGGAATTCGCTTACGAGGACCACAGTCGCAACGAGGATGGGCGCCTCGTACGTTCCGAGGAAAGCATTGATGCAAACGCCGCCGTCAACCTGAATCGGATATTGAATTCAGTCACGCTCCCAACGGTCATTCTTGAGAAAAGCGACGACGGAGAACTCACGGTGCGCTTCGCAAAATATGAATCAGTTAGTGCGGGGGCAACCCGAAGCGGATACGAGTACGGAGACACAGTTGACGCAGCCACTTTGTTAGGCGCCAAATTCTTTAGGGAGACCGCTGACGAGGCTGGCACACCTGCCCGCGACATGGACACGTTTACCCTTGCGCGAGGGGAGCAGGCGGGAGCAATGGGACGCGAATTAGTCAGGCAAGCCGCCCAAGACTTGGGAATCACGATGCCAGCGTTCAGGCCGCCCGTCCACGTGACCGCAGCACCGCTTGCTGAAAAGTTGAGAGCGCAAGGCGAGTACGACGTGGCCGACAAGATCGGCACGATGCTTGAACACGTGCAGGACGTCGCACGCGGGTTCACAATGTATGGCACCGCACTATCCACAGAAGCGGCTGGCAGACGCACAGACGGTGACAATATGAAGCCAGTGATGCTGGCAGAGCAGGCCGCCGACCTGCCACCCACCACAAAAGTGTCTGTGACCGTTCCCGCCAACAGGATGGCCGCAATTCTTAAAGATGGTCGCCTCAAGAACCAGTTTGAGACAGGGACTTCAAAGGGGCTAAATCTGCCTCGGGTGCGTGAGAGCGCGGAGGCCTTACAGTTTGGGCTTCCACAGGGGACGAATCCTGCGACGCGGCCGATTTACGGGATGATGGAATCAGGCGGCGTAGTCGTGCCATCTTCGGCGCGCGGCAACGAGCAGTACGGCACGGTGACGCTTGTGCTGAAAGATGCGGTGCGTGACCGCACCACGTTCACGAAAGAGGATTCCCTGAACAGGCAGGGCGACCCCGTACCCGCCGAAGACGCAGGCAGAACCCTTTCTGCGCGGGATCCCGACTCAAAGGCCGAATTTGACCGAAAGGCAGCACTGAGGGCCGAAAGACCAACCCGAACTGCTGGATATTACGAGGCGCAGATTCACGGTGGAGTTGCCACGTCCGACATTGAAAAAGTGATTATTGACACGAGCACCTACAAGGATTTTGAATGGACGACCGTTCAACCGTCGCCGAGCCTGATCAAAGCACTTAACAGGGCGGGGATCCCTTTTGAGATAATCTCAGGCAAGGCAGTTGACAAAGCCGTTCGCAAATTCGCTAAACTGCGGTTTAGGATGACCGCGATGCTGAAAGGTGACTTCGTTGGCCATCCCTTCCGAGGGAACCAGTGGACGGACGCTTCGGGGGCATCGCAAACGGGGACGAGCGCCACCCCTGCGGGGACACCGACGAAACAGTTGTTGACAGGCGTCCGCGAGTATCGGCTTCATCTTGCAGAGTTTGACAAAGACAGGTGGGCTCCGACGTTGTTCGTTGACGGTCAACCGACGACGATTCAGGGCACCGTCTCACACTTCACTAAAGAGAAAGCCGAGAAAGGTCTGCGAAAGTTTGAGCGTGAAACCGAAGCGATGCTCGGTGCGGCCGTCAAGGTTGCTGATGCTGATGGCGGGCAGGTGCCGCTGGCGGAGTTGACGTTCACGAACGCTGCGGGGCGCGTAGCCACTAAGCGCGTCGGTTGGGCCGAGCAGGGCCGTGTGGAGGCGCTGGAGGCCTACACGCGCGACTCTGTGGCCCTTAACGTGGCGCTGAGGAGCGGTGCGTCCACCGATGGGCCTCTTGACGCGTTTATGGAGAGCGGGCTGCAAGAAACCGTTTATCGGAGCATCGCGAACACGAACGGCGTCGCGGGCCGCTTGTTCTCGGAGTTGATGGACGGTGGAACGGTTGTGGACCGCGGATATTCATCCACGTCACGCAACGCTAGTCAGGCAGCCGAAATGGACGTCATGGGCGACGGACTGATTCTTCAGATTCAGTTGCCGTCAGGTGCGTCCCGTCTGGCGGTCCCGAAGGGTGTGTTCTTCGGCGGTGACCAAGAAGAGGTGATCCTTCCCCGCGGCGCAGGTTTCCGTCTGGTGCGTGAAGGCAAAAGCGTGGACGGGCGGCCAACACTTGTCGTTGAGATGGTGGAGGGCGCGGAGACCGTGGAGAAGGGCGATTTCGTGGGGCATCCCTTCCGAGGGAACCAGTGGATGGGTGCGGACGGGGTGGGCCGCATGGGCGCCGAGTCGTCACCCGACCAAGATCGTCGCGCTTACGAGATGCGTCAAGAAGGCAAAACGTGGGAGGAGATCGCTAAAGAGTTGGGGTACGCGAATGGTGGTGCGGTGCGACGCCTCGCGATCCGTCACGAGGCCCGCCTGAAGGAAGGCACCGAGGTTAAGCCTCCGATCCCTGATGTGCCTCAGCCTGAGCCGACGGAAGAGAAGGGCGGCCAGATCTCGTCTCTTGCTGATCCCACCTCCGTTCGGTCGGCCCGCCGCCTTTTGAATAAAATCTTTGAGGCGCAAGGAGTGGTGGCCACCATCTCTGCGGCTGTCGGGAATCGGTCGGAGGCATCGTTGTCGCCCGAAGAGCAGGAATTGCTGGGCCAGATTCTGCAGGTCGGCACACTGCTTGACAAGGCTATCCAAAGCGAGATAGCCCTCGCACAGGGTGCTGGAACGGACGCCGTCGCGATTGCAGAAGCCCAGCAGGAGATGGCCACGGTCGTAGAACGCTTGCTCTCTGTTAGCAGCGCCGTGGAAGACGATTTGAATGCCGCGATCGGAAAAGCGTTGCGTGGAACAAGTCAACAGCCTCGGGGTCAGACATCGGCGGTATTGGGCGTCCGCACCGTTTTGGGTGCCATCGCCGAAGCCGAACGACTACTGCAGCAAGAAATTGGCGAATACACGCGTCAAGGTGATTACCTGCCCCTTGACTTCAAAAAGGCAAATCCCGTGGTTGACGATTCAACGATCGTGGGACGGTTGCAGGCAGCGGGAGGCACAGTGCGAGATGCGGGGGAACCCGCCCCCGACGATGCCACGCCAGAGCAGGTTCAACTTGCGCAAGCAGTTTATCGCGCACAGACACAAACCCAAAACGAACTAAGAAGGGGCTACCTGAAAGTTGTGGGAACACTGACCCCTGAGGTCTTGTCAGGTGTCGGAGGCGGCTATGACGCTCCGCTGGACAAGCGTCTTGTGTCTCACGATGCCCTTCAGGTGCGGAGCGACGCCGCGAACGCGGTTGACAAAATCGTGCGGGATGTTCAATCGGGCAAACTCACCGTGGAGCAAGCCATTGCCCTGTCCGATGCTGAAATCGTTGACAAAACCACCGTCACATGGCAACGGGGATTTGTTAATGGTGAGCAATATCGTGAGGATCAGTATCGGGGAACCGTACAGGTGCTTGAAAGGAAAGGGGAGAAAGTTAACGAAGCGCCAACCCGTGTTGACGACCCCAAGTTCGCGGTCCTGAATGCGGATCTGCGCCAAAAGTTGCTGGTGTCAAACGTACGCGAAGCGTTGCGCGATCCGACTGTGCGCCGCAACTTGGAATTGGCAGGCCAAATCCGAACACGCGAGAACTTAACGTTCATGGGTCGCACCCTTCCTGCAGGTGCATCAGTTGATGAAGTCAAGAGTTTTTCCCAATCCTTCACCGCGGAAACCAACGCAGACACCGCTGGGTTACTGCAGGAGCGGCAGACTGCGGTTAAACGTGTGTTGGAAGCAGCGGGCGTCAAATTTGCGCGCGTCAAAGATGTGACGGTCACGGTCGTACATGAGGGGCGCGGAAAACAGAATCCTCAAACCACCGCCCTGTACGAGAAGGCTATCGCATCGGTCATTCCTTTCTTGCCGCGCGCACTTGTAGACGGTTCAATGTCGCAGTCAGTAATTGGTCGGTTCTCAGGCGGTGGGCCGTTAAAGATTTTAGCGGTCTCAGGTTCGGGGGTGCGGCGAGCCCACGCCGAGAACAGGGGCAGTGGAGCAGTCACAATTCGGCATCAAAAGCCTGTGTTGAATAAAAAAGGCGAGTTAAGCAACCATGACCGTTCGGTGTTCCTGCACGAAATTGGCCACGGCCTTGAGTACGCCAATCCGTGGATACGGACCGTTGAGGCGCAAACGTGGATAGACCGCCGCGGAACCGAACCGATTCGCACGCTCAACGCAATCGTCGGAGGTGGCGGAGGCGGCTACAACTCAAACGAGAAAGGTGTCAAAGACGAATGGCGCAACGTTTACGCTGGAAAGACTTACACGCAGGCCGCGTTCCGATCGTCGGCCTACGAGATATTGACGACGGGCCTCCAAAATCTGTGGTTCGGTGACCAAGCCGCAGACGACGCGCATCGCGCTGTAGTCTTGGGAATTCTCGCTGCGACAGGAGCCAAACCGTGATCACTCTTAGAGTCTCGTCGCAGAGCGGGTCCGTTGCTGGCACCGAAATAGCGGCGGGGGAGTGGATCGTGTCCTCAGAGGAATTTGCAGACTTCATGGATTTGACAGCCATCCCACCCTCTCTAACCATTCTCGGTGGAACAATTGGGTTTACCGCGGATTGGCAGTCGGCCGAGACGTATGTCCGTGCTGAAACTTTTAGTTGGGTGGCCAACCGATTCTTGGATGAGCGCGAAGGTCTTAACGGTTCGCGGGATGTTGTGATGAGCGGAGTGACGTATCCTCCTGCCGATGACCTGCCCGCAGAAACCGTGTTCTAGGATGTTGCCCATGTACACCGTCGGCGACATCATTGAGCGGCACCTAAACGGTCGCCGAGAACAAGCACTTGTTGAGGATGTGCGTAAAGACGGCCCGCGGACGGTGGTCAAGGCACGCCTCATCGTCCTTGACGAAGGCCGTGTGCTGAAAACTCGTCGCGTGCGTACCTTCGTCGTCAAAGCCGACGATGGGCACACGCCACCTCAAGCCGTGCGCAATGCAGCCAGACGGGCTAAGGCATGGATTGAGGCAGGCAAAGCAGGGGACGGGTTCACAGCCGTCGGACGGGGCCGCGCAAACGATTTGGCGGCAGGCAAAAGCGTCTCGCTGGACACCGTTAAACGGATAGCAAATTTTCTTTCCCGTCACGAAGGCGACAAGAAGGCAACAGGCTTCAATCAGACGGAGAAGGGCTATCCGTCCGCGGGTCGCGTTGCGTGGGATGCGTGGGGCGGAGACGCTGCGAAGGCTTGGGCCGACAAAATCGTGAGCGACGTCGCTAAGGCGAAACCGTCCATCCGTGAGGGTCAGTTCGTGCGTTGGGGTTCGTCGGGTGGTAACGCGCAAGGCAAAGTGGAGAGCGTCAAAACCGAAGGGTCCCTGAACGTTCCTAACTCGTCGTTCAAGATCAAGGCTGAGGATGACAACCCAGCGGTGCTGATCCGCATCTATCACGAAGGCGCAGACGGCTGGAAGAAGACCTCAACTCTCGTCGGGCATAAAGCGTCCACGTTGACGGTCATTGAGCCGCTCGTCAAAACGAGCAGGTTCATTAAGCAGGCCACCGAGGACAGGTTCACGCTCGCCCCGTGGTACATCCCCGACAAGTACGATGCGCAGAACGAGTGGACGGACGCCCGCGAGTTGCAGAAGGCGCTTTGGGATTACGTCCGCGGTGGTGATCGGACGATCCGTCTGCAACACGACACTTCCATCAAGGCAGGCGAATGGGTTGAGGCGATGACGTTGCCGCATTCGTGGACGACACCCGTCCAGAAAGCCGACGGCGGCACGGGCTCCATCACGTATCCGTCAGGGACGGTGCTGCTGGGGGTGGTGTGGGAGCCGTGGGCGTGGGAGTTGGTGAAAAGCGGCGACATCACGGGCTTTTCCATCGGTGGCTCCGCGGAGCGGTTAGACCTAGAAATCCCGCTTTAGGCCCCTTTCGGGCGCTAAATGGGGGTTGACTTCGCCCCGCGGACCCTGTACCGTTTGTGGGGAGCCGAAGGAGGCCCGCAATGAGCAAGTACGAATTCAACACGATCCAGAAGGTCATGGGCTTCACGCCCGACGAGGCCGAGCGGCTGGTGCAACTGATGGACGCCAACAACGACCACCCCGATTGGTCCGAGTTCAGCGACCGACAGTTCCGCAGCCACTTCAAGAGCGTGCTGGCGATGGCCAAATGAAAACCCAAGTTTCCACCGCTACCCACGACAAGCGCGGATTCCCGCTCCGCGCCTGCACCCGCTGCGGCGGTAGCGGCCACCACGCCTACTGCGAGGCCTACGGCACCAAGTGCTTCGGGTGCGGAGGCACGGGTTGCGTCCGCACCACCGCTGGCGAACGCGAATATCGCAAGTGGGGGAAAGCGGTGGTTGCCGTTCAAACCACACCAGTGGCCGACGTCAAGGTCGGCGAACTGCTGTGGACGTCGGTCGGCATGAGCGACGCGAAGCGCTGGTGGACGGTGGCGGATATCAACTTCAATCCTGCTGGGGCAGTGATGAACGGCGAGCCCGTGGCAACGACAACTTTTACGATCACTCGCCGCGGTGCGACGGCAAGCGTTCAGTACTGCGGCGTACCCACGGTGCGAATCAACCGCGGTGACGCGCAACCCAAACCCGACGAGTACGTCCAGCGCGCTTTGGCGGCAGCCAGATGATCACCCTGACCACCGTAGGAGCGAAGGAATGCAAGCACCGCGAGGCGGTGAGTGCCCTCATCGCCCGCTGCACCGACCGAGAACTCCATCAAAGTATGGAAGGAATTGAGACGAAGTACCGCGAACTGCGGGACGCGCTACTGCTCGCTCTCCGTAACATGAAGCAAATCAAGTATGAATACGGCATGGACGAGGGCGACGCCATTGAGGCGGTCCGCACCGCGCTGGGCATCACAAGGGCCGAGGAGCGGGTCTGCTTGAAGGAGATGCTCACGTGGTAGACGCCTACGTAGTCCTTCGCGAAGCCGACGACGTCACGGGCTTTTCCATATGATAACCGACGCACCGATGGAGCCGTTCAGTCTCCCAGCCGACGCGATGGCGAAGGTCAACGAGACCCACGAACGCAAGAAGCGTGAGTACGAGGAGATGCTGCAGCAAATCGCCGAGCGGGCAGCGTC